TATTTAGTGATTTTTATATTGATGTCGATACTATTTAATATTTTGACATCAAGAGTGTATATATTTTATAGATTTACCAATTATATACTTTTGCCACTTGCAGTGGCTTATGCGGAAGTAATACATGCATTTTCTTCAAGATTTGTTGTTGGGAAACGGAAGAATATATTTGTTATACCTGTTTTGCTGTTCTATTTGTCATATAAAGTGTATAATATTTATATGGGCGATGGAGGAACAGATGGTAAATTTTATGATAGATATTTCCCCTATAGTTCTATAATCGATAAAAATGTTTCCAGTTATAGAACTCATATCTTAGATCAAATATCTGCTCGTCAGATGTGATAATTATGAATTATTTGCGAATTAAATAAAATTTATGGAATATCAAAATAGAAAAGCTCGTGTTATAGCCTTTTATCTTCCTCAATTTCATCCTATACCAGAAAATGATAAATGGTGGGGTAAGGGATTCACTGAATGGACGAATGTAGGAAAAGCTAAGCCCTTGTTTAAAGGTCATTATCAGCCACGTGTGCCTGCTGATTTAGGGTATTATGATCTTCGGATGCCGGAGGTACGTGAGGCTCAGGCGGAGATGGCTCGTGAAGCAGGGATCGAGGGCTTTTGTTATTGGCATTATTGGTTTGGTAATGGAAAACAATTATTGGAGCGTCCATTCAATGAGGTTCTTGAAAGTGGAAAGCCTAATTTTCCTTTTTGTTTGGGGTGGGCAAATCATACTTGGACAACTAAAACGTGGGCAAATGGAAGGATGGGTCAATCTACAGGAATGATTGCTGAACAAAAGTATTTAGGAAAGGAGGATTATATGATGCATTTCGAATATGTACTGAAAGCATTTAGGGATCCTCGATATATTTGTGTGGATGGAAAGCCTTTATTTGTTGTGTTTGATCCCTATGCTTTACCTAATGATTTTATCCCATTATGGCGTGAGTTAGCGCAAAAAAACGGACTTAAAGATATTCATTTTGTTGGATATACTCAAAATACGAGTGCTCATGGATTAAAAGATGAGCTAGGTAATGATATAGCCAAAGGATATTTCTCCCTTGATGAAGCAGGAATATATTACCAATATTTAATCGATAAATTAGGTTTCGATGCAGTTGCTTCTTTTGGCACTTGGCGTGCTGAAGTGCAACTTAAAAATAGAATATGGTTTATTATTCATAGAGTATTATCTTCTAGGTTTCA